ATCCCTCCGACCACCATCCTGTCGGTTGGCTCCACCTTGAGTGGAGACGGTTGTTACCCTTCCGGGGGTGGCAACAGGTGTAGCGTCGAGAAGTCAGGGACTAACCACCCCGTGTACATTCCTCGAATCTTAGGGTTCATAGTGGTAACACTGTGCGGCTACTTGCTGTTGGCCGGTGATTCCGGGGCCAGACTTGGTCGGAGCAGCGCGGGGGACCCCTCACCCGGGGGTCCCCAGGGCCTACGATATGGTGTCGTAGAAATGGAGAGTACAACTCCGCCCAAACCTCGGAAACGAGTAGAGGCTGGCATCCGAACCTGCAGACGCGGGTGCTGAGCCGTGACGAAATGCACGCTGGAAGGACACCCACCACCTTGGGGGCCATTTGGGTCAGTCCACCTTCTTCACTCTCAAACACTGCAACTTGGTGCCCCTGCAATGGGGCGTCCCGGCCGAGTACCGCACCTTCTCGGCCCGCTATGGTACAGTTCGGGGGGCAACGGTCAAGAGCGCCTACAGGCCGACCCACCTACCAAGTTCCCTTCGCCGCAGTTGAACCGCCGCCCAGCAACTTCCACGCCAGTGGGGCAGCAACCCCTGAACCAACCACCAACACGAGAAAGCAGGCTAAAGATCGCAGGGTAGCGCCTTCAAAGATCTCTGTCTACATACTCCATTGCCGGAATAGCTGTTCAACAGTGAAACAGGAGTGGCGTTGTTGGTGGTGAGTGGCATGGTTTGGAGCAAGTTCGAACCCGCCGGGCGGGTGAGATCACTGAGGCGCGGGACGCCCCTGCCAAGGCAGGGTGAGAGTATTACTAAACACAAGATCTGACTGATTGGGGGGATGGTACTGCCATGTGATGGGGAGCTAACGGGGAGAAACGTCCAGGCTGTGATCGTAGCGTCGGCCCTACGAGATCAGCGAGGTCGGTACCACACCCGGTATTCGACGTGCACAGAGTTGCGGGGAAGATCCGCCGAGTAGGAGAACAACTGCCACTTTTTCAATCAACCATATGAAGCAGTCTTTTTCAAAGGGAGATTGGTGCGTCAGGCCGACGCAAGTAGGGGAGGATGTAGGAGCAGCCACTAGGGTGGCGCCTACCCCGGTCGCAGCCGCGGCGACTGGATCAAGTGGCCGGACACGGAATCCTGTGTCTGGCCGCAGGGTGAGACCACCCTTGGCAGCGCCACTCGGAGCCGCCAAGCCGAGGGTGATCACCGTTCTCGCAGCTAAGCCCCACGCGCTGGGCCAAGCAGCTGCAAGAGCGGCTCTGTCAGCGCAGGGTTGGGAGGAATCGGAAGTGGGGTCCTCACACCTGTGGCCTGTCAGAGCCAACTACAATGACGTCTTGGTGTCTGAGGGGGTCTACAACTCGAAGGGGACTTGGGTTGTGTACCTGGACGGCAAGTTCCTCCACCGCGAACGTGTTGCTATGTTCAAGGCAAGGGACGCCTTCTTTCGCACCCTCTGCATCAGGCACGTTGTGTCTTCGGGAGACTCCGGGGCGGTGTTCGTCACGACCAGGCTGAAGGGTGGTGCCTCTCCAGCCGTCGTCTCCGCGGTCGAGCAGGCCCTTGGGGTAGCTGAGGCCGGGGTCGAGGCCTTGGAGAAAGGCATCGGGCTGGCTGGGCGCTTGACGGACGGTGCCTCGACGGTCGGTAAGATGCTGGGTACCGGGAGTAGCCAAGGTGCGCTGAACCCGTCGGGACCGTCTGATGCTGCGGAAGCGAGCATGCTGAGGACAGACCCAGTGCCTGCTGCTGCGGCAAGTGGAGCGGGATCTTCGGCGGCCGCGCAGGCGTCAGCCGCTGGTGCCCCGGGGCTGGGACCGACGTCGGCCCAGACGCGTGAACCAGCATCTGGGGACGCCCCGGGGCCTCTGGGAGTCGGGGCCGACGCGCACGGCTCTTCAGGTGTGGGGTACACATTGCGGGGCTCCCAGAACCCGCTCTCTATCTTCGACGGTGTCATGGGGCCGGTCGAAGACCCCGAGCCCAACCGCGCCCTCGCCAACGGAATGCGGAACGGTAGCAAAGGCAGGGTCCGCATCTCCCGAGGCTCGTCCTCGGCGGAGGGCACTGCTGTGGAGGTCGACCCTTGGGCCAACGCGTCAGCGTCCTTCTGCCTAAATGTCGCCTACCCCAGGACAGCAGACGTCTACTCCATCAAGACGTTTGGTGCTCCCGACAAGCCATTGCCGATCTGGCACCTTTCCGTTGGGGAGGAGCGGGGCCATCCGATCATGCCGTCAGGCTACACTGTCGACCTGACGGCGCGCACCCAGGCCCAATCAGCAGCGGAGGCGCGTGTGCTTGAGGCACGCATTGGTAACGTGTCCAACCTTGTGTTGGGAGGTGTGTATGAGAGCATCACTTCTCAATCTCACGCCGGGCACGGCACCTCTCAGATCAGCCCGATCACCAAGGCGTTGCTGTACGCATCGGCGACCACAGTCTTGGACGCGTGTACTATGACGGATGACACACCCGCTGTGCCAGACATCTCGGAGCGCAAGGCGGTGTCCCTGGCTCCCTGCACGGCGACGTGGCCCCTTGCGGACTCATCTCCAGACCAGTCCGTGGCGTACAGCATCACGCACGCGGACTTTGCCAAGATCTTGTCCGGTGAGGTGGTGTCTGGTACGGAGGCGTTGAGCCGTTCAAACCTTCTGTACGGCAACGTCACCCTGGTCCCACTCACGCCGGATTCCAAGGTCGCACCGATCACCAGGCTGTTGATGCACGCTCAGTATCCTGTGGGCCAGATGGAGGTGCAGGCGGACATCAAGTACACTGGCGTGGGCACCAGGGACGTTCCGATCACTGACGGAGCCGGCAAGTCAGCCATGGCGTTCACATCAGTCGTCGGCATCCCGGCTTGCCAGACAAGATCTGATGGCCAGTCCACCTTCGTCTTCGTCAGGCGGGATCAGGTCACCACCCAAGTTGGGAACGTCGGCGTCCCGACGGTTGCGGTGAAGAGCGACGTAGACACCGCGCCTACCGTGATCCTCGCCGGCGACCTCTCGCCGTTCTTGAAGCCCAACGACTTCAGGCGTGCCGCCTGGGAACATGCTTGGGCCTACGGGACCGCGGACGACTGGCGCCGCGCCAAACTGGTGGTCTCGAACTTCAGGCTTGGCTGGCGTTACAGCAGTGGGGCTGGCAACGGTACGCCGCACTACGGGCAGACCTACCTCACCCCGGAAGACGCGGTGATCCCCCATCGCGAGGGGGACACCTTCGTGGCTGTACGTAGGTCGGACGTGATGATCCCGTCCACTGTGTACTTGAGCGGTAGTGTCGGGGACGTCACGTACGCTACTGCTGCAGGTTACAGTGGCGGGTCCTGGACTGACGCCTGTGGCCACAACACCCGTGCCTTCAGCCGGGGCGCCGCGTACGTTAAAGACACCGCGCTCACACTCCCGCCGACGGATCCGGCCATCGAGATCGCCGTGGACATGGCGATTCTCCTGCGCCCGCAGAACGTCACGATGGCGGAGATCGCAGCCACTGTCACGCCCACCCTCAGCGCGCTGCAGCGAGAGTTCTTCTGCTCGAACCTCGCTCTCGCGGCAGGGACCGACGCCTTTGTAGCGGCGACCGGCATGGAGGGGACACTCATCACTGGCACCAAGGACCCGACGACTGGAGGGGCTGCCGAGGATACCGAGGACGGGCTCCGCGAGTTCGTTGCGGGACTCTCGTCTGTGCAGAGTGGACTCGGCTTCGGTGGGGCCATCACTAGCTCCGGTGGGACGGTCAACACCATCGTCTCAGGGTGGGTACCGAATACGCTTGAGCGGAAGCGGTACTCCATCGCGAGCCGCGGGCTGGCACGCACCCACGTCCTGTACTGGTCACGCATGCTGCCTCGCACGCTGGGGCTTCCCGCCTCCGTGGTCGACCAGGCGGCGGACGTGTTGGGCACGTCGGCCATCCGGTTGCCTGACCCTCCATACGGTGGGGAGTCCCGCACCGTCTGGGTGCCCGTCAACAACGGGGGCGGCACCGCGCCCTCCGCGCCGACGCGCGCTGAGATGTGGGTCTGCGCCGACCCAGCCAAGAACACCAACGGACGGGAGGATGGGGGCGTCGCTCTGTGGACGGCGTCGCGCCTTGGCATGCAGGGAGCTTGTGCGTACGCATATGGTGCCTCGTACGCGTACATGGATGAGTTCCCGCTCATGGCCGCGGACTCGCGCGAGTCGCTGCTCGCCGGCTGGTTCACGCCGCCCCTGACCATCATGGGACACGAGGGGGCCTTGCGTGTCATGTTGGGCCTGGCCCGTGGCGTTCAAGGCGCCATCCCGACGCCGTGGGCGGCCAACCTACCGATGGGCTGGCCCCTGCCGAGGTTTACGTGCGACCCCTACCGCACGGACGATGCGTGGAGCGCGAGCCTCGGCTTCCCGGTGAAGGTGTCGCTCGCGACTCAGGATCGCGAGCTGACGTTCCCAGAGTCGACTCCTGGGCAGGCATGCCATGTTGTCTGGGACGGAGTGTCTCCCGTGGCTCGGATGCCCCCTCGGGCAACCGAGTTCTCCCAGGTGATGCGTGCATTTCGTAGGGGCCCGTCGGCGGCCCCCGGCGCACCAGAGCGCCAGTGAAAAGTCACACAGTTTTGAGCACACTGTGGGTTTCTTTGCAGGTAGCAGATCTGAGGTGGACACCATATGGTCAGAACTGTTGCCGAGCAGAGCGAGCATGACCGAAGCACTGGCCGCACTGGCGTCACGCGATCCTAGCACGTGGCCCAGGACCAACCTTCAGCCCCTCCACGAGCCCTTGAGCGACCAAGAGCTAGGTAGGAGGGGCTACAGGCCTGAAGTGTCGTTCCTCTGGGAGCACCTAGGGCCGAGGTGGGCGCCTGGTTTCACCATTTGGAGCAGGGTACTCCCTGACGCGGTGCGGGAGCAGTGCATCTCGGTGTTGCGTTCGGTGGGGTGCATGTCATGGTCGACGTCAGACCAGGTCTTCGGAGTGCTCAAGGAGCTATCAGGGCTAGCGAAGAAGGGCGGGGATGACTTGTTCCCCGGCTACTGGAAGTACCTGGTTGACATGGTCACGATGACCGCTTACGTGCCTCCAGGCTCATTGGAGTCGAGGCTAGCGGACGTTAAGGGCTGGGTGTCATCGCCGATGGAGCACACCCTGGCGGGTGCAGACTATGACAAGCTGTTTCGCGAGGGCGTGGCTCGCGTGTTGGACTCCGCCCCGCACTTGGGTTCTTCAGTCGTGGGATCGCAGACCGTGGAGGAGTTTGTGTCGACGAGGATGGCCGAGGCAACTGGTGGCTCGTCTGACTTTCGAGGGGGGGTGGAGTATGAGTCAGACAGGGGCAGTTGGGCCCGTCCCAGGAGGACCAAGGTCGCGTCATTTCTGTCATACTCTGACGACACGTTGCGTGAGTGGTTAACCGAACCATTGACCGTCTCGTCGACCTACGAGGTCGCCAGAGAGGTGGAGAAAAGCGAACGCGGTAAGGCCAAAGCGCGGTCGGTCATCATGAGTGGAGACAGAACGCACTGGAGGATGGCGTTTGTGGGGCAGGTCGTGGAAAGCATGATGAGCTCGTCCTCACTGTCCACGCTGTGGATGTCTCCGAGTGCGACGTTGGAGATGTGGCTGAGGATTCAGAGGTCCTTAGGTCGCACCTGGCAGATGCCGCTGGATGCCAGTTCCTTCGACGAGACAGTGTCAGCTAGTGAGCTTCGCATCGTGATGGAGGAGGTGATCGCGCTGCTGGAGCGGATCGGAGACAGCGAGCGGGCCCACACCGCCCGGCTAATCGCAGGCACGATCGTGCCAGACTGGTCGCCGGCATCAGGCGGAACGTCAGTGTCTGTCGATGGCGTGTTAGTCCGTGTGAGGAAGGGGGTGTTGTCGGGGTGGCGCTGGACGGCATGGATTGACACGGTCGTCAACTTGGCGAGAGTGTTTGGGTTGGCCAAGTACACCCGCTCATATGGTTACAGTGACCCAGTGAGCGTCGTGGGTCAGGGAGATGACGACCAGCTGTCTTTCACACACCCGGAGGACGCCGCCGCCTTGTATCTCGCCTACCGCGAGGCCAACATCGACGTCAACCCCTCGAAGTTCTTCCTAGCCGAGGGTAGGGATGAGTTCTTGAGGATCGTAGTCGAAGTGGACAAGGTGGCAGGATACCCAGCTCGAGGTATCGGCGCCGTTCTGTGGAAGAGCCCTCTGTCATCAAGGCCACGTCCTGGGCCAGAGCGCATCAGGGAGACTTTTGAGCTGTGGAACCTGCTCGCTTGTCGCGGCATGGATCCGACAGTGTGTTTCTCGATGGCCCTGGACGACGCATCTTCTTCGAACGAGCTGCCCATCAAAACCGTCAGGTGTATCGCTCTGACCCCCGCCACAGTGGGGGGATCAGGTGTGTACCTAGGCAGGTACTACACTGGGCGGTGGTTGTCGGTTACCCCGAGCCAGCCCACATTCGGCACGCGCTTTAGGGGCATCTCTGAGTCAGTAGGGAGCTGGCTGCCCCAGGGCTTGCGCGCCGCGGTGGTCAACGAATACGCGTCTACCAACCTAACCATGCCAAAGGTCAAGGTGGAGTGGAAGCCTCATCGCGTGTTCAGACCACCAAATATCAAAATGTGGGAGGGCACGTTGCCGCGAGGCGCACGTGTCCGAACATCCCCGCCCATGACAGTCCGGTCGCCACTGATGGCTATTCTGGTAGGCCAGTGCTTCAGGACTATGTCGTGGGAAGACGCCCACGCCACGGTGTCTAGCTTCATTGATCCTAGGTTCAAAGACGTTTCTGTCCGCGTGCTCAGGGACATGGGAAAGGCTGCGTGGCGTAGGTGGGTGTCAGGGGACCTACCGATCAAAACTCCCATTGTGTGGGGACTCGGCCCAGTGTCCACGAGTGTTGCGTATCGTGAGCTGGCCGAACAGTGCTTTGCGACCGCCTTGCTCCGCAAGGGTAATCTAGGTTTGCTGAAGAGCCTACTCTTGCGCGCAGAGTTCGAGTTCCCGCACCTCTTCAGAGGGAGTCGCCTGGCTTTCGGCGTATAGAAGCCACTCCGCCTTTCATGTATGCGTGAATAAGAGCCCCGGCGGAGTTGGGGCTCTGCCTAAGGGCATAGGAGATCCATGGCGAGGCTTGCAGCTCGCACCGGCCGGTGTCCACCACGGTCGTTCACCCCATCCTGTAGTTTGTCGCACAGGTCTTAGCTCGAAGGGTGATTACAGTTTGAGAGCACGACAGCCTAGCGCACGACGTGCGACCGCAAGACACGCGGTGCCCAAGTTCGCGGAACCCGTCCTACAGCTCCCAATCCCGGCCCTCGCGAGAGGTGACACGGTCTGCTGGGGAC